GTCTGTCTGTTTTTGAGTTCAGAGTGCTAAAAGAAACCAAAACCATTGAAGAAGCAAAAGAACTTGAAGAATCTTTTTTGCAGTTGTTTTTAGATGATTTGTACAACGTCACAGAAAGCGCCAAAGGTGGTGGGCCGAAGCAAAGGCAGAACACCCAGCCGTATGTTGTTGGAGCAGCCAAAAGACTTTTAGACCCGGAATATCGAGGCAAGCTAAGTGAAGCATGCAAGGGAAAACGCGAAGTTGTACAGTGCCCACATTGCGAAGTCAGCGGCGGCGGAGGCAATATGCGCAGGTATCACTTTAACAAATGCGGGAAAAAGCCGTGAAAACTTCGGACAAAGGCATCCACTTGATGCACGAATTTGAGGGCTACCGAAACAAGCCATACAAATGCAGTGCAAAAATCTGGACCGTGGGGTGGGGCCACGCCATGTACGGCGATCAGTTGCGCCTGCCCAACGTGCGTACTGGGACTTACACCGGGATGATCCGTGATGACTACCAACTCAAACCCGAGGACAGCAGGGTCTGGTCGAAAGAAGAACTGGTTGAGATTTTCAAAGATGACCTCGTTTCTTTTGAACGCAGTGTTCTTCGACTTGCTCCCAATCTGGCTGGCCATCAGCGCAAGTTTGACGCTTGTGTCGCTCTGGCCTTCAATGTAGGAAGCGGCAACTTCCAGCGCAGCACCATTCGCCAGAAGATTCTGCGCGAGGACTGGGAGGGTGCAGCCGAGGCGTTCTTAGCTTGGTCAAAAGCTGGCGGGAAAGTCTTGCCGGGTCTGGTGCGCCGCCGCAAGGCAGAGATCGCCCTATTTTTATCCTGACTGGGTACAATCGGGGTTAGCGAGGAAATTACCATGGCCGTTATCCCAATCAAGTCTTTTGGAGGCATTGCGCCCAAAGTGCCCCCGCGTTTTCTACCTGACACTGCTGCTCAGGTAGCGAGCAACTGCATCGTGTTTAATGGTTCTCTGCAGCCCCTTGCAGGCCTTGGCTCTACGGTTGCTACGCTGACCAAGACGGGTACGCCCCTGACCATATACCGTTTCGGTCAAGACATTATTTCAGACTCACAGTACTGGTTCCACTGGACCACTGACGTCGATGTGTGCCGTAGCCAAATCCCCGGTAATACCTCGGAGTGGACGTTCTACACAGACGGCACGCTGCCCAAGGCTACGTACTCCGCACTCGCGCTATCAGGCTCTGACTACCCCACGGTGTCTCGTCCACTGGGCGTTCCAGCGCCAACAAACACACTAATTTTGACGCTTGGCGGCACCCCGGTTGACGCTACAGCCATACCCGAAACTAGGGTTTATACCTACACTCTGGTAAACAAAGAGTCTGGCTTTGACTTTGAGTCAGGCCCAGCGCCAGCGTCCGCAAACATTGACGTGAAGGTCGGCGAAACCGTTGCCGTATCCAACTTCAGCGCAATTCCTTCTGGCTACACAGCCACCCACAGACGCATCTACCGCTCGGTGTCGGGCACGTACCTGTTCGTTGCGGAGATTGCTGTAGCTACCAGCAGTTATACCGACTCTGTGTTGGCCGAAAGCCTTGGTGAAGAGCTCCCGTCTTTGACATGGCTACCACCTCCCGATACGTTGCGCGGTCTAATCAACTTGCCCAATGGCATCATGGCGGGTTTCGTGAGCCGGGACATCTACTTCTGTGACCCCTACCACCCACACGCTTGGCCTATTGCGTACAACCAGACCATTGACTTCCCTGTGGTTGGTCTTGGCCGCATGGACACTACACTTGCGGTGCTGACAACAGGCACGCCGTATTTCTTGCAGGGTAGCCACCCTGACTCTATGGTGGTGGTCAAGTCCGATCTGGACCAAGCCTGCGCCTCCAAACGCAGCATCGTGAGCGCCAACGGCGTGGTGATGTATGCCAGCCCTGACGGCCTTGTGATGCTGTCCCCCGGGGGCTCTAAGCTCGTGTCAGAGGCTGCGTTTACCTATGCCCAATGGCAAGCACTGTTTAGCCCATCGTCAATCCATGCCTACATGCACGACCGCAAGTACGTGGCGTTTTACAACAACGGTGTTACGACAGGCGGATTCATCTTCGATCTGCTCACCGGTCAGTTCACGCTGCACGGTGTGTACGCCACTGCGGGCTATACGGACCTTGTCAACGACAAGTTGTTTCTGACATTTGCAGATCGCACGATCAAAGTCTGGCAAGCTGGCACAGCGCTCAGCTATATCTGGACTTCCAAGAAGTTCACCATGCCCTACGAGATGTCCTACTCATGCTCTCAAGTGGAGGCTGAGGCGTACCCTGTCACTGCCAAGTACTACGTCAACGGCACGCTGGCGCATACGCAGACCGTTGCAAACCGCAGTCCGTTTAGATTGCCTGTGATAGTTGGTCGTGACTGGGAGTTCCGCATTGAGGGCAATACTGAGGTATTCTCGGTAGCTACAGCGCAATCCATGCAGGAGCTTGCCGGTGTCTAAAAAACTACCGTTCGTAACGTCTGACATCCCCCGCGACCTGCGGTCGTTTCTTGACCGCGTGCGAGAGCTCGTATCGGGCTCCGGCGCTGATCGCTTGCTGTCCGCTAATGACTTGGCCAGCTCAGGTCTGGCAACCGTAGATGGGTCAGGAAACATCAACCCACCGTCGACTTTTGTCGCTACGCCCCCACCCCCTACAACAGTCACAGCCACTGCGGCAATTCGCAACATCATCGTCTCGTGGGATAACCCGGCCTACGTTGGCCACGCCCACGCAGAAGTGTGGGGCTCCAGCACCAGTTTGCAGGCAGACTCAGTTTTGCTTGGTATGTCGCCCGGGGCCATTTATGTAGACGATATCGGGCCTAGCGCTACCCGGTACTACTGGGTACGGTTTGTCAACACCAACGACACCCCCGGGCCGTACAACGCGTTGGTAGGTACATCCGCTACGACAGGCTCTGATGTTACGTACACGCTCGGTCTTCTTTCAGGGCAAATAACCACCACGCAGCTGGCTGCAGCGCTGAACAACCGCATCAACCTGATCGACGGTTCTGCGGCTACTGCGGGAACCATCCCCAACCAGCTGGCCTTTTTGCAGGGGCAGGTAGATGCGATCACTTCGTACCCTGACTACGCCGGGGGAACAACTTATGCTACGGGTGACATCGTTAAATACAACGGCGGGCTGTACAAGGCGCTGAGCTCTACAACGGGCAACTTGCCAACGAACGCTACTTTTTGGCTAAAGATTGGCGACTACTCGTCGCTGGCTGACATTGTGGCCGCTCATACAGCAGACATTGCTACGCTGACAACGGACCTTGGCGGTGAAGTCACTGCTCGTGAAGCTCTGGCTACGCAGATGCGCGGGGGTTACACTGGCACTGACCTTGCCTCTGTTACCACGGGGTTGATCTTCTCTGAGCGCACAGCGCGTGCAAGCGCTGACACAGGACTTGCCTCTTCCATTTCGTCAGTCAGCGCCACTGCTGCAGGCAAGAACAGAATTTTTCGTCAGGCTACAGCACCATCGACACCGCAGGTCAATGACATTTGGGTAGACACAAAGATTAGTTTTTCGGAATCGTATTTTGAGCAGGATTTTGCCAAGGTCAAGAACAAGCAGTACCAGTGGGACGGCGCGGCATGGCTGGATATCACTGACGTTGACATTGAAGACAACTTCGCACTGGTCGTGCGCGAGCAAACTGCCAGAGCCACAGCCGATGATGCGCTTGCCCAAGACATTCTGACGCTTAATGCAGGCGTCAACGCCAATGATGTGGCTATTCGTGCAGACCTTCAGGTAGAGACCACCACACGAGCCAATGCTGACACTGCGTTGTCTTCACAGATTACGACGCTTAATTCGCAAGTCAACAACGCCACGACGGGCTTGCCAGTTACTCGGGCTACGCTCATCAACGACTACTCCACGACGGCTACAGTTAACACAGCTATCGCTAATAGCACTACAACGCTCAAGGCATACACCAACACTACAGCATCTCGCACCTTCAGACAAAACGACCCACCTACAAAACGCGGTGTAGATGGGGCGACTGACATATCCCTACAGGCAGGCGACGTGTGGTTGGACAGCAACGACCTGAACAAGCTGTACCAGTGGTCTGGTACTGCGTGGGTGTACTCCCCTGATGGGGCCATCACAGCGTCTGTGACTGCGCTGTCTGCCACACTGACTACAGATTATCTGACGGCTACGGATACTGAGAACGCCATTGCTCAAAGCGCCACGTTCTTGCGTGCATATGCGGACGTCCAGTCTAAGGTGTTCAGGCAAGCCGATGCGCCCACAAAGCGCGGTGTTAACTCAGAGCCTGACCCAGCAGTGGACATTCCGCTGCAAACTGGCGACGTCTGGTACGACACGAACGACTCCAACAAACTGTACCTTTGGTCAGGCTCAGCATGGGTATATTCGCCTGATGCTGTCATCACAGGTTCTGTGTCGACGGTAGACGCCCGTGTCACGACAGTTGAGGATACCAAGATTGGTTACTGCACCATTGGCGGTCTTGCTTCTGACAACACAAACAAGGCAGCTTGTGAAGCTGCAGGCGGAACATGGACCGTGGGCATTCCCATAGCCACGGCGGTCAAGCAGGTAAGTGTCAGCGACGGCACAAACTCAGCCACTCTAGAGACCCGCGCTACTGCCCAGAAGACCCTTAACGACGGCTTGCAGGCCCAGTACTTCGTTAAGCTGGACGTCAATGGCAATGTGGCGGGCTATGGTGTTTATGCTGACGAAGGCGGCTCCGAATTCATTGCAAACGTAGACCGCTTCGCGGTGACGACACCGCAGACATCCATTCAAGTCCGGGCTATAAGCACCACGTACGCCACAGGGGCCATCGCCAGAGTTGCGGGTGCGGACAGCAAAACTCTGGTGTGCAAGATCGGCGGCTCTACAGGCACTGGCGCTATTACTGTTGGCGCTATTGGAACCCTTGTTACTGATGGCACTGTTACATGGCAAGTCGCCAGTCGAGTTCCCTTTGCAGTGCAGGCAGTGCCGACAGAAATTAACGGACAACCAGTCCCTGCTGGCGTGTACATCGACGCGGCCTATGTCTTGAACGCCACGATCCAGAATGCGCAGATCGCCAACGAGGCTGTGGATGACTCCAAGATTGCAAGCCTTAATGTAGGCAAGCTCACTGCCGGTTCGATCAACGTAGATGATTACATCCAGTCCACAGGATTTGTCACGGGCTCGGCAGGCTGGAGAATTACTGGCAACGGCACAGCCGAATTTGACGCAGCTGTTATTCGTGGGCAATTGACTGCATCTCAGATCAACTCTAACGGGTTGACTATTCGCACTGCTGCGGGCGCTGTCATTTTGAACGCTGGCACAAGTGAGTTCTCTGGCAACGTCACAGGCACAGTAGCCGGTACTGCGGCAAGCACCTTGGTAACTACGGCGAACGACGCAGCTACTGCAGCTTCTGCGGCCCAAGATGCTGCTGACGATGCCCTTGACGTGTTGGCAGATATCGCGTCGGACAATGTGCTTACACCCGGTGAAAAACCTACCATCATTACTGACTATGGCGTAATCACTGCGGAACAGGCTGGTATAGACGCACAGGCCACTGCCTACGCTATCACTACCCAGAAGACCGCATACGATAATGCGGTTACGGCACTGACTACTCACTTGGGTACGCTCACTACGCCAGTTGCATGGAACAACTTGAGCGGCAACACTGACATAGTTGGCACTACGTTCCGTACTAAGTTCACCGATGTGTACACCACACGACAGGCATTGCTTAACGCAATCTCAGCAGCTGCCAAGGTACTTGCAGATGATGCAGCCACTGCGGCTTCCACGGCTCAGGGAGCTGCTGATGCAGCCCAAGGTACAGCCGACGATGCAGTAGAAGCCGCCGCTGCGGCCCAAGATGATGCAGATAGCGCTTTGACTGGCCTGACTACCAAGCTCAACTCCGACGCACGCAACGTGTTGGCAGGCTCTGGCGGCTTGGCTGTTGGTACTCTGGAGTGGAACTCCTCGGGTGTACGTACGAGCGGTTATGGTGTGGGCTTCAGCGCCAACGGCCTTGCTGCGTATAACTCTGCGGGGACGGCGACTTTCGCGCTTGATGGGGCTACTGGTAACGCCACGTTTGCGGGTGCTCTGTCTGCTGCCACTGGGTCGTTTGCGGGTTCGCTGTCAGCGGCTACGGGGACATTCTCTGGGTCTTTGACGGCTGATGCGGTAAACGCGGTCAACACGATTAACTTGGCGGGTAGTGCGGTGACAGTGCCTGTAGGCGGAATCGCAGTAGGGGCCGCACAATCAGGGGGCACGCTGACAAAGGACTTGTTTACATATACGCCAGCAACTTTGGCAGCTGGGGGGTCCGGTAGGCTTATTATTTCGTTATCTATGTCTACGTTTCACCCAAGTGCCCCGCTTACAATACCATGCCTTGTGCAAATATATACGTTTAGTTCTGGCACAAAGTCAATAACGCTCAACAGGGTTCAAAACGGGGTTACTGTTCCGGTTCTAAGTATCGTAAATACCACAGGAGCATCAGCTGTATTGGCAAGTTGGGGGACTGTTTACGACGTCGTGGACCCAGCTTATCCAGTCTTGTACCAAATTACAGCTACGTCTCCTTCAGACTCTATTGTGATTAACAATTTGGTGTATGCGGTTCTGGAGTCCAAAAGATGATTGCTTTTACTGCGTACGACGATGATGGTGTAATAACTAATTTTGGTGTGTGCCAAGTAGGCGACTTTGCCTTGCAGGGTAAAAACGTCATCGAAGGCAATCCCCCCGGCCTTGATTTTTACGTAAGTCAGGACGGCAACTTTGTTTCGTTTGGCACCCCTTCATCGCAGTTTCACAGCTTTGATGCTAAAACAAAATCGTGGACCGTTACAAGTGATGGCGTTGCTAGGCTTATACGGCGTAGAAACGAAGCGCTTGCCGTGACGGACTGGACACAGCTCCCCGATGTGCCACTAGAAACTAAGACCCAGTGGGCCACTTACCGCCAAGAGTTGCGCGACGTTACAGACCAACCGGGGTATCCGTACGACATCGTCTGGCCAACACCACCTACGGCATAATCCCCACATGGCCCAACTCGTCTACGACCAGAAAGAACGCATCGGCGCATGGGTCGCTGAGCAGGTCAAACAGAACGCTGACTGGGGCAGCTTCTACGCCATTGGCGTTGTGAG